AGATGACATCGAAGAGAGACATTCACATGTCAACTTTGAAGCGTTAGCAACTTCTTCAGGTGCTTATTCTTTAAAGAGAAAATTTGATGCCAACATTCTTCAGAATATGTCTGATGCTGCTGGTATTGGAGCTTCTGCAGTGGCAGGGACAACTTTAACAGTTACTGCTGCAGCTGGTGATATAGGAACAGCTAATGCTCCTATCAATGTTGAGACAGACGACAATGGTATCAATATGATGCTTGCGATGGCTAGACTCCTCGATGACCAATCTGTTCCAGAAGAGAACAGGTGGTTTGTTGCTCCTCCGATATTCTATCAGAAAGCTTTCCAAGCTGGAAATAAAATTTCTGAAATAAATATCACAGGCGATGGCACTTCTCCTTTGAGAAATGGTCTTGCAATAGTTGGTACTTTAGCAGGCTTTAGATGTTATAAGTCTACAGCTTTAAATAGTACAGGTGGAACTGACCAAGTAACATTAACAGATGGCTCAGCTACACTAGCTGTAGACGCTTCTGAGAATGTTGTTCTTGCAGGTCACATCTCAGCTATGGCTACAGCGTCTCACATCGCTAAGACTGAAGTGGTACGTTCAACTGAATCATTCTCTGACGTTATTCGAGGATTGCATGTTTTTGGAAGAAAAGTCCTAAGACAAGAAGCAATTGTTCGTGGCGTTATAGATTTCGCATAAGGAGGATACTTAATGACTACTTTCGACTTTACTACCATTGGTGGTGGGACTGTAGGGCATCCTGCTCATGCCCTTAGACCGTACATTGTGCAGTCTAAAATCTTTGACTCAGCAGACGAAAACCTAGCACAAAACGACATCGTTAAGATGATTGACCTGCCTGACAACTCCATCGTTCTTGGTGGTTGTTTGGATGTCTTGGAAGCTGGTGGTTCTAGTTTGGTGTTTGATGTAGGTACATCTGCTGACATTGACGCTTTCTGTGATGGCGTTGATGGAAATGCCGATGCCATCTACAACTTTCATCCTACAGCAGGAGGTATCAATATTGTTATTGCTGCCGATGCTATCCAAGTTAAAGCTTTGGGTGCAGCATGTAGTGCAGGTAGATTCAGAGTTATTGCTTTGATTGCTGATTTTGGTGATCCAGAGCTTACAGTGGCTCAGACTGCTTCAGTTAGAACTGGTGTCTAATAATAACTAAACTTGAGAGGGCAGGGCAACTTGCCCTCTTAACAATATAGGGGTAGCTAATGGGAGGTATGAAAGGTCATACAATTGGAGGTGGTCATAAACGCCCAACCAAAAAAGGTGCAGGTATGACAGCCAAAGGTGTGGCTAAGTACAAGAAGGACAATCCCGGAAGTAAACTAAAGACAGCAGTAACTGGCAAAGTAAAGGCTGGAAGCACAGCTGCTAAACGTAGAAAGTCCTATTGTGCAAGAAGCTTAGGGCAAATGAAGAAGTTTCCTAAAGCAGCAAAAGACCCTAACAGCCGATTAAGACAGGCTAGAAAAAGATGGAAATGTTAAGAGCAATTAATTTTAAGTTATTTAAATTATTTAACAAGATAGGCAACAACTTTTACAGACGTTACGTAAATCAGTTGCACAGGAGTCAAGGGAGAGTATAATGTTTGGTGCATTAATAGGTCCTATTGCTAATCTAGCTTCAAGCTGGATGAGCAGCAAAGTTGAGAAAGTTAAAGCTGACGGGCAAGCTAAGGTAGCCCAAGCTAGAGCTAAAGCAGTTGTTGCAGAGAAAGTAGCAACAGGCGAAGTCCAATGGGAGAAGTCTATGGCAGACGCTACAGATTCAAGCTGGAAGGATGAATTTGCTTTAGTTGTCTTATTAGCTCCAGCGATTTTAGTCTTCATTCCTAGTATGACTGAGTACGTTAGGATAGGCTTTGAAGTTCTTAATACACTTCCTGAATGGTATCAGTATCTTTTGTTTATAGCAATTAGTGCATCGTTTGGAATTAAGGGGGCAGGAGCTGCAATGAAAATTATGGGGAAAAAGTAATGGCATTTGCAGGAGTAAAAACTAATTTAAAAGTAAAGCAAACAGGAAAGCCAGTATTTAAACGTCAATCTGCTCCTGTTGCTCCTCTAGAACATATCTCTGAAAAATCAAGAACAATACCTCTTGACCCTAAGAATATTAAAACTAGCAAGTGGATTAACATACCAAGTGTTCAAGGTAATAAAATTTTTAATGAAGATCAACTATTAAGAATGTACAAAAAGAATCCTAAAAAAGCTACGAGTGTTCATAAAACAAAAGATGAAGCTGTAAAAGCAGCTATTGCCAGAAGTAAAAAATTAAAAATTGTTAGGAAAAAGTAATGAAGGGCGTAAAGCATTATCTAAAGAACGGAACGTTGTATACAGGTGCATCACACAAGATGAAGGATGGCACTTTGCATACTGGCAAAACTCACACTAAGACGAGCAAACCTTTATCTCATTTAAAGGACTTATCTAAAACAGCACAAGCTAAAGCAAAGAAGGGTTAAAGACAATGGCAGTAGGAACACACAAAACTAAGTCTGGTAAAACAGCTAAGAAGGGTTTGTATTACAACATTAACCAGAAGAAGAAGGCTGGCGACAGTGCTACTAAGAAGAAGTCAACTATATCTCCTAAAGCATATGCTAATATGCAAGCAGGCTTTCCTAAGAAAAAGAAAAAGGTTTAACAATGAAATACGATGCTGATGAACTAGTCAAGATGATTGCTTTACATGAAGGTCTACGACTTAACGTCTACCAAGACCACTTAGGCATAGATACAGTGGGAATTGGTCGTAATCTTGAAGACAGGGGTATCACAGACGGTGAGCTATCCTACATGAATAAGACCACAGAAGAAATATACGAAGTGGGTCTTACAGAAGAAGAAGCGTATTATCTTTGTATGAATGACATAGCCATCGTAGAAAAAGAACTCCTTGCCAACAAGCCAATAGTAAATCAGGTAAATGCTGTAAGACAAATGGTACTTATAGACATGGCATTTAATATGGGTGTTCCAAGATTAATGAAATTTAAGGATATGTGGTTAGCCATAGAAAAAGTAAATTACATCTCAGCTTGTGAAGAGATGATTGATTCTAGGTGGGCAGACCAAGTAAAAGGCAGAGCTATGAAGCTATCCTTAGCAATGAAAAATGGGGAGTGGCTATGACCGAAGAAAAGAAAAGGTGTGACACTTGCACATGTTATGAGTGTGATTGCGAAGAATGTACTTGCACTTGCCACAAAGAAGAAGAGGTAAAAGGAGTACCTGTGTAAGTGAATGGTTGAGTTTGTACTTGTATTTATGATGGGATTACGAGTTATAGACCAAACACAAACCTTTAACGACATAGATCGTTGCTTATACTTTGCAGAGAGATTACACAGACAACCTTCTGTCCCACAAAAACAAGGACCTAATTTACAAATAACAGCGTATTGTAAACCAGTAAGGAAAAACTAATGGACCCATTAACCATCAGCATTGCTGTAGGGGTAGCTGGAAAAGCTTTTAGTGCAATTAAGTCGGGCTTTGCAATGGGTCGTGATTTGGAACAAATGTCGGGTGACATAGGTCGCTGGATGGGAGCAGCTTCAGATGTGGACAATGCAGAGAAGCAAGCAAAGAATCCGGGAGTGTTTAGTCAAATCTTCGGTGCAGGGAGCATTGAGACAATGGCTTTACAAGCTTACTCTGCTAAGAAGAAACTAGAAGAACAACGTTATGAACTAAAGATGTATTTGAATTTGACTATAGGACCTAATGCCTACGATGAACTCCTTCAGATGGAAGGTGAAATTAGAAAAGAAAGACAACGAACTATCTATAAACAACAAGCCCTTAGAAAACAGATAGGCGAAGGAATAGGATGGTTATTTCTAGTTCTTGTGATAGGTGGATTCTTATTACTATTAGTAGGGGTGCTTTCTAAACAGTCACATTCTAAAGATTGGACTGATCAACAGAAGTTGTGGCAGAAGTTAATCGTTAAACCAGTTTATGTTACTTGCCGATTAAAGTCGCAAAAAGTATGGAAAGATAAGATGGCTTGCATATACGAAGGTGCAAACAAAACTTTCGAGATGGAATTTACTGACATCAGGATAGGTTGCCCTAAGCAGTATAAATGTATACACAACCCTAATTCTAAAGAGCCATCAATAGACGATGTTATGGATAGTTTGAGAAGTATTGCTAAGTGAGTCCCTGCGTAGGTGTCTGTAAGTTAGATAACAATAATATCTGTGTCGGGTGTAACAGATCGATAGAAGAAATAAAAGAAGCTTTTAAAAAGTTAACTAAATAAACTTCTTGCTATTTGTGTATTTTATGTGTATAATTTATACAACAGGGGGTTTAATATGAAGAATTTAGCAGCACAAGCGTTAGCGTTCCAGTACAAGTTAATTTTAGAAAATGCAACATCATTAATTAACACAAACAATAGACCACTTGACCAGATAGACAAAGCACTTGGTGACATGGTTTTAGCTAATCAAAAATTGCAACTCCTTAATAAGATTGTAGAAGAGAACAGTCCCAAAGAGATTGCAGAAGATTCTGAAAGCAAACAATAAATGGCAAGTTCGTATCTAACATTAGTAAACAACGTACTTAGGGACATGAACGAAGTGGAGCTTACTAGCTCTAACTTTACAAGTTCTAGAGGTGTACAAACTACTGTAAAAGATTACATCAACCGATCTATCTCAGACATTCTTAACTCAGAGCTTAACTGGCCCTTTACTAGAGCAGAGGGTGCAGAAGATGCAATAGCAGGTAAACAGCTATATAGTTTTGCGTCTATTGCTTCCACTCTTAAGTACATAGACTACGACAATGTATTTCTTGAGCCAAAAGATTATATAAGGAACGGTGACTTTGAGATTGAGGGTGCAGCTAGTATAACAAACTGGACTGCAGTATCAGGTTCTCCTGCTGCAAGTTCTAAGTTTGGTAACACGTTGTTACTTACTAGTGCAAAGGCAACACAACAAGTTAGTGATCTGATTGTCGGAAGAACGTACACTATACTTGTTCAAACAAGTGGTTCAACACTTACATTAGATATAGGCACTAGCTCAGGTGGCACACAGACTAAATCATCTACCCTTACTATAGCAAGTGGTAACGAAGTGTTAATATCTGAAGTTACTTTTGTAGCCACAGCGATAACCCATTTTGTTACTTTTACAGAGTCTGCAGGTTCTGCAGCTTTTGTTAAATTAATTGAGCTAATGGAGAATGTTGAATCTATAGCTCTTAAGTACATATCATATGAAGAGTACAACGAAAAGTTTAGAGAAAGAGATTCTAGACCCGACACAAATAAGTTTGCCGATCCTGAGTTTGTATACACCACTTACAACGATGAAATAGGTTTGACACCTATACCAGATTCAAGTAACAGAACAATAAGTTTTGATTATTACGTAACTAATACAGATTTAACTGGTGCAACTGACACAGGCATTATACCTACAAGATTTGAATCAATAATAAATGCTCGTGCAAAGTACTACACCTACATGTTTAGGTCAGATGTACAGACAGCACAATATGCCCTTAAGGAATACGAAGACGGTATTAAACGGATGAGGGTGGAATTAATAAACAGGAAAAATTACATGAGGGCAGTATAATTGGCTGACTTAAGTGAAACTGCTGCATTTCCATTTGTTTGTGAAGGTGGGTTAGTTCTTAACCAATCTACGTTTATAATGAAACCGGGACAGGCTTTGGAGTTAGAAAACTTTGAGCCTGACATTGATGGTGGTTACAAAAGAATAAATGGTTTTAGTAAGTACGTATCTGCAATTGTTCCTTTTACATCTAACGCAGGTGAAGAAGTTCTTATGGTTGCATCATTTGCAGACAAAGTTGTAGCAGCCAGAGGTACAAGCATCTTCCAAGCAACTCCTGCTGGATCATCTTGGACAAGCATAGACAGTGGTAGAACAAGTGCAGGTAAATATGCCTTTGAAAGATTTAACTTTGATGGCAACGATAAACTTATAGTTGTAGATGGGGCAAATGCCCCTACTGTATTTAACACATCTTTTAGTGCAACAGATGTAAGTACTAGTTCTGTAGCAGGTTCTAAGTTTGTAACAGCTTTTAAGAATCATATGTTTTACGCAGGTAAGGCAACAACTAAACAAGAAGTAGTCTTTAGTGAACCCTTTGACGAAGATGGTTTTGACGCTGGGGATGGTGCAGGAAGTATTAAAGTTGATGATACTATTGTAGGACTTAAAGTTTTCCGTGATAATTTATTTATCTTTTGTGAGAATAGAATATTTAAACTTGGTGGTAGCTCTCTAAGTGACTTTGCTGTTGTCCCAGTTACAAGAAACATTGGTTGTATAAACGGTAACACAATTCAAGAATTTGCAGGTGACTTAATATTCTTAGGTCCTGATGGTTTAAGAACTATTGCTGGTACTGCTAGGATTGGTGACGTTGAGTTGGGAACTATAAGTTCTAACGTGCAATCTTTATTTGACACACAAATAGCTAACTCTACTAATTTTCAATCTATAGTAATACCTGATAAAACACAATACAGAATATTTTTTACACAAGACAATGTAGCCGAAAACGGAACTACAGGAGTTATAAGTGTAATGAAAGGTCAAGCTTTTGAGTTTTCTAAGATAAAAGGTATTAAGCCCACTTGCACAGATACATTTGTAGATGATGGGGATGTTATTGCTCTTCACGGAGCAGTGTCAGGGTTTATTCAAAGACAAGAGCAAGGCAATGATTTTGATGGCGTGACTATAAATGGAAAATACCGTAGCCCTGATCTTACAATGAATGATCCGGGAATACGTAAGCACATGCAAAAAGTAATAATAAACTATAAACCTGAATCAGTTATTGATGCAGATATGTTTGTTAGATATGACTACGAGAGTGCCACATCTTCTAGACCTGCAGCGTATCCCCTTGATTCAGCAGAAGTTGCAGTTATTTATGGAACATCAAAGTATGGATCAGGTGTATACGGAGGTCCTTCTCAGCCCCTAGTTAGACAAGCAGTTGAGGGGTCAGGGTTTGCTGTGGCATTAAGAATTAACGATGGAGGTGTCACTGCCCCCTATTCAATCAAGGGATTTCAGTTAGAATACCAATTAGGAGCTAGACGTTAAATGGGAGCAACATATACAAGACAGTCCTCATATGCTGACGGAGATACGATTACTTCAGCACATACCAATGACGAGTTTAACCAACTATTAGCAGCGTTTGCAATAAATACAGGTCATACCCACGATGGTACAACTGCAGAAGGAGGACCTATAACTAAGTTATTAGGTACTGCTATTACTATAGGTAATGGTACTGCAGGCACGGATATAACAATCACCTACGATGGCGAAACCAACGATGGTGTAATGAAATGGATGGAAGACGAGGACTATTTTGAATTTAGTGATGACATACTTATTGCTACTACAGAGAAGCTACAGTTCAGAGACACAGCAATATACATCAATTCCAGTGCAGATGGACAACTAGACCTTGTAGCCGATACAGAGATACAGATAGCTGCTACAACTATTGACATGAATGGTGCTGTAGATATTTCAGGTAACTTAGGAGTAGGTGGTAATCTTGTTGTAACAGGAACAACTACATTCAATGGTGGTACAATCACTATGGGTGATGCTGCTAGTGACAACGTAGTCTTTGGTGCAGATATAAATTCAAGCATTATACCTAACACAGATGACACATTTGATCTTGGGTCGGCAGGTCAACAGTGGCGTAACTTGTTTTTAGATGGTACTGCAAACATTGATGTTGCTTCTATTGACTCTGCCACTATTGACTCTGCCACTATTACTAGTATTGCGGCAGACACTACTTTAGCTACAGATAAAAAAATATTGTTTCGTGATACGGGATTGTTTATTAATTCCAGTGCAGATGGGCAATTGGATATTGTCGCAGATACAGAAATACAAATTGCAGCTACAACTGTTGATATTAATGGTGCTGTTGATGTATCAGGAAACTTAGTTGTAGGTGGTGACTTAACTATATCAGGCGATGACTTAGTTATGGGTACTAACACAGCAGGTGCTTTACTTATAGCAGATGGTACTAATTTTAACCCTACTGTGATTACAGACTTATCTGAGATAGGAACTGCTGCTAGTGGTGATATACTGTTAGCAATAGATGCTTCTGGTGGGGGTCTTAAAAAGATTACTAGGTCTACATTAACAGCAGGACTTGCTTCAGATAGTGCTATCTCTAATGTAGTAGAAGACACATCGCCACAACTAGGTGGTAATTTAGATACTAACTCACAGAACATATTAATAGATGATGCTCACTTTATTGGTGATGAGAATGGTAATGAGCAGATAATATTTCAGACTACAGGCAGTGCAGTAAATCAATTTGACATTACAAACTCTGCATCTTCTACAGCTTTCTTGCAAGGACCAATATTACAAGCAACTGGTGGCGATTCTAATATTGATTTAAATTTAATAGCAAAAGGTACAGGAGTAATAGCTGTTAGGGGTAACAGTGCTTCTGGTGCAGTACAGTTTAATTGTGAAAGTAATAGTCATGGGCAAATAGTACAAGGGCAACCACACTCTGCTGGGGTTACAAACACTATGTTATTACCTGCTGGGGCTAACTCAACTCTTGTATCTCTTGTATCAGCAGACACATTAACAAACAAAACACTTACTACACCAACCCTAACGGGAACTTCCATAGTAGCAAGTCTTGATATCTCTGGGGATATAGACGTAGACGGTACTACAAACTTAGATGTAGTTGATATTGATGGTGCAGTTAACATGGCTACTACTGCTACTATCACAGGTAACTTAACATTAGGGGCCCAACTTATTATGCCCGATGTTACGTCTACTAAGATATTAGTAGCTGATGGAACTAGCTTTCAAGAAGTTGCTATAAGTGGTGACGTAACAATAGCAAACACTGGTGCAGTTACAATTGCTGCAACTTCAGTTGAAGGTTCTATGTTAAATAATAATGTAATATCAGGACAGACTGCTCTTACTTCTGGTCTTGCTACAACAGATGAATTACTAGTAAGTGACGGTGGCACACTTAAAAGAATGGATGTTAGTGTACTAACAGCATTAACAGATGCAAGTGCAGCCGATTCGGCAGTGGCTCTTGCAATAGCATTAGGATAAGGAAAAAGAGATGGCAAATACATTTAAGGTAGTTAACTTTGCAGCTGAGCCAAACGCTTCAGGTACTCCCTACGTTATATACACTGCAGCAAGTAGTACAACAACAGTGGTTCTTGGTTTAATACTGACCAACATACATACTGCTCAAGTAACAACTATTGTTAGACTAGTGAGTGATACAGCTAACCGAGCAATTACAAACAACACAGCAAACGGAACAAGTCTTCTTGTAAAAGATGCACCAATCCCTGTCGGTGGTAGTTTGGAAATACTTACAGGCAGTAAGGTCGTGTTAGAAACAACAGACCAACTTACTGTAGACTGTAGTGTTGCAGATAAACTTTCAGGTACATTGAGTATAATGGAGATAACATAATATGGCATATATAGGTAATACTGCTGCTAGTAGGTTTGTGTCTAATAGAGCTGCATCTGTTTATTCGGGTGATGGTTCTACTGTAGCATTTACCTTAGAGCAAGTTGTAACCCAAGATGAAGACGTACTCGTATCTGTTGATGGTGTAGTTCAAGAGCCATCAGTAGGTTATGCAGTTAGTAGTGGAACAACATTAACATTTAGTGCTGCTCCTAGTACAAACTCAGGTAATAATATATTTGTGTATTACTTAGCATCTCAAGCAGGAACTGTAGGACATCCAAGCACACAAGGATTGACTGCAACAACAGGTACGTTTACAGGTAATACTACTATTGGTACAACCAATACTGACTTTGACCCTGTAGCTAATAATTTAATTGTAGGAACTGGTAGTGGCGATAATGGTATAACAATTTTTACTGGGAGTAATGCTGGTGATAAAGGTTCAATATTCTTTGCTGACACAGCCGCAGGCGATGCTGCTAACTCAAGAAAGGGTCAGATTAGTTACGAGCAAAACAATGAGATAATGACCTTTTTTAACAACAATATTTTAACAATGCAGATGGATGTCAATGGCATAATCACCAAGCCAAGACAACCTGCTTTTTTAGTGCAACCATCTTCTGAACAAGCAAATATGGCTGTTGCTACAACGACTGTGGTATTTGGCACAGAAAGATATGATGTAGGAGCAAACTTTGCTAGTAATACATTTACTGCTCCTGTAGCAGGCATATATTTTTTAGGTTTTTCCACATACATTCAGAATGTTGATAGTGCAGCCACTTTTATTCAGCTTGATATTAAAACTTCAAATAGAACTTTTTATGACCTTATAGACCCTAACTTTAGTGCTGACTTAAACTATTATCCTGCAAATATAGGTGTTACTAATAATATGGATGCTGGTGACACAGCAATCGTCAGATTTAGTCAAGGTGGTGGAACAGCTCAGGCTGATATACCTACAAACTCAATATTCATGGGCTATTTATTAGGATAGCATAAGCCAAGAGTGAAATAACTCAATCATAAAGGAGAGACAAAATGGCAAATCACGATAAGACGATAACACTAACAGACTTACAACAGAATATACTAGACAATGACTTATACAACAACCCAGCTGATAATTCAGGCTTAGATGAATGGATTGATGGTGCAATGACTGGTAAGATAAATAACTGTTGGAAGCGTATGCAACGAGAGTGGACAACTAAGTTGATGGAAGATTCTAGCTTTACAGATAGCATACCATCTAATCAAGCAGACTTTGTTGCACTTGTAATTGCAAGAGATGACTATAAAACTCGTAAAGAGAGAGATGATGCAAACGCACTTTAGGGAGTAAAGAATGGCATTAACAAAAGTATTAACAGGTGGACTTGCACTAGATGCTGTAGACAATACCATATTAAAACTAGATGATGACTATGCTTTGACAGGAACTGTAAGTGGAACAGTAAGTGGCACTAATGCTTTTTCAGCTAGAGGAAATGCTGATGCGTGGGCTGCAATTTCGGATGGTGTTATTGTTCAATTTGCTGACGATTCTACTGGTGATAGTTTTGATACAGATAGTTGTTATAACACATCAACCTATAAATTTACTGCTCCTGCAGCAGGTGTTTATATGTTTTGGTTTTCTATTTATTCGGCACAGAATGATGCTACCAATGGTTTTGGCTTTTTAAAAAACTCAGCAAAAGTTAATTTTGGTAATTCATCCAGTGAATTTGCGAGTTTTTTTGATGATTTTGACAATGACCATGTTCACACAGCAACACACATTATTCCTTTAGCAAGTGGAGATACCATAGCAGTTTGTGCTGCAACAGCATCAGATTATTATAAAGGACATAGTAAATGGGGAGGTTGCCGATTGGCATAGGAGATTATTATGAATTATTTAGAATTAAAAACATGGGAAGATTCACACAGTTCAGTTTGGAGAGAAATAGTTTCTCGCTTTGGTCAATCTGATTATGATGACAAAACAAAAAGAACAGAGCATATGGCAACTCTTAAATCAGAATGGGAAGCTAAAAAATATCAAAGAGATAGAGCAACAGATTATCCAACTATTGCAAACCAACTAGATGACATATACCACAATGGTGTAGATGAGTGGAAGAAGACTATTAAAGCAGTCAAAGACAAGTATCCAAAGGAATAAAAAAATATGGCATATATAGGAACATCCCCTTCAAATGGAGTGCGTAGACGATTTGTTTATGTAGCTACAGCTAATCAAACTAGCTTTAGTGGCAATGATGAAAATAACATCAGCCTTGTCTATGTAGACGTTGCATATCTTGATGTCTATCAAAATGGTGTAAAGTTAAAAGCAGTAGATGATTACGCATCAACAACAGGAACATCTGTAGTTTTAGTACAGGGTGCATCGGCTGATGACGTAGTTGAAATAATAGCCTTTGATGTATTCTCCGTAGCTGACACAGTAAGTGCAGGAAGTGGTGGTTCATTTGGTGGTAACATAGGAATAGGTGGTACTCTTAGTGTAACAGGTAATGTGATTAGTCCTATAACTTTAGGTGGTACAACTCCAACTCTTACTATTGGTGATGCTGGAGCAGAAGATGCAAAGATTGTATTTGATGGCAATGCTCAAGATTATCATATAGGAGTGGATGATACCAATGATAGCTTAGTTATAGGTTTAGGTGGCACTCTTGGAACAACAGACTCTATGAGGTTTGATGCAGCTGGTATTATAACCAAACCACTACAACCTGCTTTTCATGCCACTAAAAATAACACAGACCAATCTAACGTAGCTATTGGTGGAGAAACTGTAGTGTGGGCGGCTGAACACTTCGACCAAAACGCAGACTTTGATTTAGGCAATAATAGATTTGTAGCACCAGTTACTGGTAGATATTTTTTTAATATTTCAATGAGATTAGGGGCCCTTGACACAGCAGCTAATTTTTACTCAATAAATATTAATACAAGTAATAGGTCATATGATTATATATTTGCCCCTAAGTTTACTGCTGATTTAGTTTATTATTCTGTATCCTATTCAATATTTGCAGATATGGATGCTTCTGATACAGCAAATATTATTATAAACCAAAATGCTGGTACTGCACAAACAGACATTATTGGAAGTATCCACTACACACATTTTTCAGGATATTTAGTAGCATAAACAAAAGGAATAACAAATGAGTAAAGCAGCAGAATTAGCAAAGATAGGTGAAGTCGCAACCAATAGCCAGATTGGTGGGAGACGGAATCTTGTCATCAATGGGGCGATGCAAATATCGCAGAGAGCAACAACTACTACTGGTGTTGGTGCAACAAATGAAGCATATCCTGCTATTGATAGGTTTAATTTTACAACGACATCAGCAGGTCGTTTTACAATGTCACAAACTGCTGATGGTCCTACTGGCTTTGCTAACTGTATGAAATTAGACTGCACTACAGCAGATACATCTATTTCAGCTTCAGAAGCATTGATTTTACAAACAAAATTTGAAGGTCAAGATGTACAACAATTAATGTATGGTTCTTCTTCTGCCCAACCAATAACAGTTTCATTTTATGTAAAGGGTAATGCAAGTGCTACTTATACTCTTGAGTGGAGAAATGAAGAAGATGGAAGAAATACTGGTAAAACATTTAATGTAACTACAGATTGGACAAGAGTATCAATTACATTTGCAGGTGATACAGCAGGTGCGGCAGTAGATGATGATAACACTCATGCTTTTACTTTAGGTATTTGGTTACATGGTGGAACAACTTTTAGTGGTGGTACATTTGCTGAAAATACTTGGCATGCAACAAACAATTTAAGAATTGGTGACAGTCAAACATCTTTCTTTGACAGCACAAATAGAACATTCTTTCTTACTGGATTACAAATTGAATTAGGCAATCAAGCCACACCATTTGAGCATAGGTCGTTTGGAGAAGAACTAGCTTTGTGCCAGAGATATTTTCAAGACCCCAAGTTAACTTCTGGTAATTATCTTTGGCTTTACCCTATTGTTACTGATGGTACAGGGAAGTATAGACGAGCAAGTTATCTTCTGCCTACCACAATGAGAGCAGACGCTACTGCTACTCTTACTGGTGCAACTAATGGTACTTTTGTAAATGGTCATCCTGCTATAGAAGGGAATGACCATAGACATTATATTGGATTGGCTGGAGATACTAGTGCTGAAGGTAAATACTCTGATATTAGGGCTTTAACATTAGATGCAGAATTATAGGAGATTAAAATGAATTTCGAAAATGCAAAATATTATAATAAGTTATTTCCTAATAATGAAAATGAAATCAACAATATTCAAGCTACTATTGATGGAATTTTGTATCATATACCACTAGACCCTAACAACAGATACTACAAAGCAATCCTTGTGTGGGCAGCAATAGATGGCAACTCAATAGCAGATGCTGATTGATGAAGTTAAACATGCAACCTGAACTAAAAGTACAGCTAGAACTTGATGCTCACGAGAAAGAATGTGCCATCCGTTAGCAGTCAACGATAAACTAGAAGCACTAGACAAAAGAATGTGGCGAATAGAAGCTATGTCTATGGTAGGAACTTTAGGTGTAGTTGCTTTAGTAGTCGCAATAGTTATGAAATAGGAAACAGATATGGCGATAGATTTAGAAACTAAAACTGAAGACTTAGCAGGTAAAGTAGGAACTGCAGAAACTCAGGTAACGCCAATTACGCAAGGAGTTCAAGAGAATGAACTACTGGGTACGCAAGGTCAAACGTTGTCAGAAACAGATGTTCCGTCTGTAACTCCTAAAACTTTAGACCCAACTACAATAGAAAAAATAACTAAGCCAACAGCGACTGAAAATTTAGGTCAAATAACAGACCCTGTTGCAAGTGCTACAACTACTTTAGAAGGTCAAACATATACAGGAGCTACCTCTGATTTTAGTTCTTCTGATTTAATTGACTTAGATGATATATCAGATGCAACATTATCTGCAGGTGCAACAGCAAGTCCTGCTCAAGAAGCACTGGATGAGAAAGCTACAGTAAAATACCAACTAGAATCTTTGCTAGGTGGCATAGAAGATGGAGAACCTCTCCCTGCTTGGGCATCCCCTGCGGCAAGAAAAGTTACTGCTATAATGCAGTCTAGGGGGCTAGGTGCATCCAGCATGGCTGCCGCAGCTTTAACTCAGGCTGTTATGGAATCTGGTATTTCTATTGCTGCTAGAGATGCAGGTGCTTATGGTAATATACAACTTAAAAATTTAGATAACAGGCAACAAGCAGCCTTGCAAAATGCTTTACAAATTGCTACAATGGACAGGCAAAACGCAGATGCACGTACTAAAGGTGCAATAAGCAACGCACAAGCTTTATTGTCAATAGATATAAAAGAATTAGATGCTCAACAACAATCTAACGCTATAAAATATAATGCTTTAGCTCAGGCAGCTCTAACGGAGTCTGCGGCTGAAAATGCTAAACAACAATTTAATGCAAAGAACGAACTTCAAGTAGAAGAGTATTTTGCAGAGTTGGGAGTTCAAGTTGATACAGCCAACATAAACAGGGATGTTGCAATTAAACAAAACAACATAAATCAAGAAAACTCATTTGCAGAGTACAACGCTAGTATGAAAGACCAACGTGAAAAGTTTAATGCTAATATGAGAAACATAATTGATCAATCAAATGTTAAATGGCGTAGAGAAGTTAACACAGCCAACACAGCAGTTGCAAATGAAACTAATCGTATAAACACACAGCTTATGTATAATGTTAGTTCGACTGCTATGAATGATTTGTGGCAAAAATACAGAGACAATGCTACGTTTAACTTTACAGCTTCTGAATCAGAATTACAAAGAAGACATGAGCAGGTTATTCAAGCTTTAGATGCTGCGGCAAATTCTGATGCTTATTCTGCAGCTAATAAAGCAACGTTAGCATCAAATATAATTAAAGTAATAGGAGCTTGGTAGATGTCGGGATTTGATTTTTTAGATACAGTTATAACGGTACTTGGTGTGGCTAAAAAAGGAGCAGAGGTTTATAATTCACTTTCTGAAAAACAAGAATCTGCTGGGTTTGCTACTCCAAGTAAAATGAGTACAAGAACAAGTGGGGGTGGAGCAAAAGCATCTTTGCAAAGTATGGATCAGCCTATTGGATTAGGGATACCTAACATGGAGACAGCCTACCGATACTTTTCAAACAATCTTTCACGGGATAACAACTTAAGACAAGTACAAGCAGAAAATTACGTTGCAAAAAGAAGACCAGCGTTAAAGTCAACCATGACAGTAGCAGGTGATGCAAATGTCAAAGGGTTTACAGCGTCTTATAAAACATCGGGTGTACCCACAGCTTAAGGTAATACAATGGATAATATACAAACACAAACAAACGTAAGATCAGGGTCTATAGAAGCAAAAGACCCTTTTGCACAATCTATTCCGGGAACCTCACTTACTAGTGAAAATAAAAAATGGGCGTGGGGAAACCCCCCTGAAATGTCTGACCCAGATGTTGTTTTACAAGAAGCTACAGATCGATTAGATGATCCTAGATTTAGAGGGGACATGATGAAGTTGTTGTTGGCAGGAGTGTCGGTGGAACACATTGTAGAGACTTGGGTTATAGACGGGTTTGAAAGTGGCAAGTTTAGTTTAGATGTAGGACTATTAACAAAAGGTCCTCTTGGAGTTTACATTGCTTACATAGCCGAAGAAGAAGACGTTGCCTATCGCATGTTTGAAAAAGATGATGGTGGAATGAATAAAGATAGGATAGATGATGAATCTTTATTTACGTTAATGAAAAATAATAACCCTGCTATGTTTGAAACTTTAAGAGAAGAGTTAAATAGCACCATACGAAAAGGTAAATAAATGGCTAATATTTTTGATAAGTTAAGTAGTTCACCTGTTGCATTTGGTGTGTTAAATGGAGCTATGGAATCTTTTGTGATGGGTAGAACCCAAGAAAAAAAGGATGCAAGAGCTAAGGCAGAAGCTGCCGCGTTAAAACAAAAAGAAGACCAAGACTCATTGACAAACACTGCCCTTAGCAGTCAAAGTTTAGCATACAAATTTTTAACCAGACCTGCATTTACAAATAGAGCTAAAGGTTTGTATCAACAAAGTCCTGATATATACTCCTCTATTATGTTAAAAGCTATGGGCAACGTGGAAATGACTGAGATAGACAAACAACTTGTTCAAGCTAGTTCAGGTAACTCCACTTATGCTGCAAACTACATAGCTGCTAATCCAAAGTTTAAAGATGACCAACCTCAGCTATACAAATTACTGAAAGCAACTGCAGCAACTCAAACGTTGACTGAAGGGCAAAACAAATTGTTTAGCACTGCTAAAACTAGTGAGCAAGCTATAGCCCTTAGGGACAATCTGTTTCCCATAGTGACAACTAAAGAAGCGTTTGAAGGTCCTTTAAGTGTAACCATTGATGGAGGAAGACCTGTAGATCAAAACACAGGAAAACCTATAGAAGCAGGGAATATCACAGAATACAGAGGTAACAATGCCACAAAGAGTGCTTTGTTTTGGGCTTTAGATAATAAGGCAGAGCAAGGAACTGAAGCTGATGGGCTATCAGATACAAACATAAATACTATGAAAGATGCAATTAAAGCTTCAAAGAACCCTTTAGCAACAGTTACACAGTTTTTAGATGGGCTACCTAGAAATGAAGACAAATCTATTATAGACACTAAAGCTGAGTTCTTTCTTAAGGGCTTTCAGACAATGTTTGCTTCAGAAAAAGGAAGTAAGATGAGTGTAGGGGACCTTCTTGACATTGCTGTAACCAACACCAAAGATTATTTAACTACTGAAGCGTCAAAAGGTATTTTTGCAAAGTCTATAATTAATAATGAAGCTGTACAAAAGATGGTAAAAGGGGGTAAAATTAAAGAGTACTCTAAGTCTAACAAAGCAGCAGAACAAAAAATATATGCTGACTATATGACCCTTACAGCCATGTCTAAAGCTATGAACAAAACTGGTGAAGGAAAAGGTAAATCAGGCGTAACTTATGGGGGTCAAAATCTTTTTCCTAAAACTATAGGGGAGATAGGTAAAAACAGGCAGACAGCAAATCAATTTTTAATAAAACTTAATAAAGGAAAGTTTAGAATAAAAGTTGGGGATTCAACCAAAGTAGTAGATATTGAAGGGTTTATAGAATCCCTACCTGAAGAAGAAAAGGCTAACCTTAAAACAGATATTATGGCTGTAATAAAAAATCATAACACTTTAGTAACTACAGCAACTTATAATAAAGATGGGAATAAAATACAAGAGAATGAGGAGGACTATGCAGGTAGTTTTCCGAACTTGTATAAGATAGAAGAGATAAAAGCTTTTATACATGGTACTACTATGGGACAAGTGGTAACAGGGTATAGCATGAATAAAAACGTGGCTACCCATCAGACTTCAAACGGATTAGAAACAGGTACACCTTTACCTGTAACTCAAATAAGATTAAGGAATGGTAGTCAAGATCAAACTGTCTCTGTTACCCCTGAAATTATAGAATTTTCAAAAGCACAAGGGTTTAACAGTGTTGTTGATATGATGAAAGATGAGGGATACTACGAACAATTCTTCGGGGAAAATGGGTTTAGTATGAATAGTAATGGTGTAGCACAAGGTGCTGTCAATTTGTACAAAGCCAGCAACGCTATTTTTAAACAAGTACCTAACATTAAAAGTGTTGTTAGGTTAAGAAAAAAAGACTACGCTGCTATGGCTCGTGTTATAATTAACCAAGACATAGACAGTGATGCTGATGTGTTTCAAGTGGTGTCTTCTCTTATGAGTGATGATTTTAAAATAGAAAAAGATGCTGGAAAGTTGGGATATTCAGAAGAGCAAATTGATGTAGCAATACAAAAGTTAAGTAAAGGTCAATTAGATAGAGAAGCTATAATAGAAAATTCAGATAGGCTTGACGCTTACATAGGAGTTTTAAACAAAACAATCAACAATATAGCTGTAAACGCCAACCAATCCCAGTTAACAACAAGTTTTAAAAGTATCGTGCAAGATTTAGTTCTGGCAGATTCGGGGCTTGTTATAGCAGGGAGTACATACGTACTAGAAAAGTTTGGAGTTTCAGCTTTTGAAGAAGGTGAAGGAGTTGGTGTTGTAAAAAGCATGAACAAATTTATGGAACGGACAGATGCTAGACTTGCTGATGCCCAAGTAAAATCAGGTCTAATAACAATAGCGTATAACAGAGCAAAAAACCTTGACCCCAACGGTAGAATATCAGACAGAGATTTTAAAGCTGCTTTAGAAAGTATTACAGCTTCCTTTTTTGCGACTAACAATATCACTAAAGAATTTCTAATGGGCTTTAGAAACGATGCCCTAGCCGCACAAACAATAAATGACAACATTCTTGAAGTCTTTACAAACGTAGATGCAAATAGTGAAAACGTTGTACTAAAGAAAAACATTAGAGCTATAAAAGCAATACCAATTTTTAAAAAGGTAAGGCAAATGACTAGCTCTATAAATATGGTAAGAAAGTACAAGGACAGATATGAGACTAACAATAGCTTACCAAGAAACCTTTACGTATTAGACGTTGTACGAAGTCATACCCCTGCTAACACTAACAACCAAGTGTATGAAGTAAAAAATAAAAATGACGAGCGTAGTAATGTAGCAATAGATTTACCTATCTACACAGATAGTTCGGGCAAAATGTTAACATCTAAAGAGCTACAAGAAAGAGGGTTTAGATTATAATGGCAACAGTTATAGATTATCTAGGGGCAGGCCCTGAAGTTTTAGAAAGTGGAAGAGTAGCTAACAGGTTTCCGGGAGCAGACGTTAATGACCCCAAAAGAAACATTGTTGACTTCCAAGCAGAAGAAAGTGATAGTGTCCAAGTTGACGTTAGAGGTATTCAAGATGAGTTTTTTCAAAAGGCTCTACGAGAAGAAGTTGACATCAATTCTATGTTTCAAGCTGGTAACAAGATAGATGCTTCAGTTGTTCAAGAAGGTATTGAAGCTTACAAAACTATACAAAGTGCGAACACAACAGGACAAACCCTTCCTAACCAACAAACACTAGATGAAAAAATTAATCTATTTAAAAGTATGTATACCCGTTCTGTACCTACAAGTGAAAAGTTAAGTACAGGAGTGTATGAAACGGGAGCATTTCCAATAGATGCTTCTACAAATAAAATGATTGCTCCTGAGTCTATGGATAATGTTCCTGTTCAAGAGAACGTTTTTACAAGAACTCTTATGCCTAACACTAGAACTATCTTAGAAAAAAAGTCACTGAGTGAAGCTAACTTTATGACATGGTCAAAGACAAAAGCTGATGCACCAGTTGATAAGAACATACTAAAGTCCATTGCAAGAAGACTTAACCCTACTATGGGAGCAAACCTTGCCCGAAGAAGCTACGAACTTATAGGATTCTTAAAAGAAGGTATGGGATTTTATCTTCCTGAAATTATGGAGGGGGGATACAATAAAGCTGCAGGGTTGTTAGGGGCTGACCAAAGTAGAGACACATGGTTTTCTGCTGATATGGAAAAAGAATTAGTTGAATTTAGAAGAGACGGTGCATTTGGTCTTTCAAAGTTATTACCAGATGCAGACAGGCACAGGATTGTCAATGAGTTAGTCAGGGATGATTATCGTAGAAAACTATCTCCTGAAGAATTTGAAAGACAGGGTTACAATAAAAAAATTAATGTGGATGGGGAGGAAGTGTATGAAAAGAATTTTGTAACTCCTAAATTTGCAAACGAAGTATTTGAATACGCAGTAGATGAGATGGGGTTCTTTCAACAAGTGGCTGTGTTTATTGCTGAAGCGGCTGTATCTTACAAGTTTGTAACTGCCCCTTTTGTTTTTGCAAAAAGAGTAAATGATGGTATCAATGCCACACAAAGATTTCTTCATACAAAAAAATATGGTGCTAATAGCCAGATACCATTTAAACTTAATACTATAGATAAGAAGCTAGCAGCTTCCAGTAGCTACGCTTTAACTCACAACGTATCTATAACCGAAGCAGCAAGAGAATTAGCCTTACAAAGTTCAAATGGGGGTAGGCTTGCTAGATTTAGTGCAAATAGAATAGCCAACACAGTAAACAAAAGGTTTAATTACGAAAGTGTAAAAATTAATATGTCTGGGCTACAAACAAAGATAAGTGAAAAGAGCGTTGCTCTAAAAGATGCAAGGGTTAGTGGTCAAACTAAATATGCAGAGCAGTTAAGTGATGAACTAGCTGTTCTAAAAAATAACAGAAACTACCAGATGTATAAATTAGCTGGGGCAAATGCTATTAACTTTGGTCTTAACCCAAGACAAGATTTAACAATAGCTATGGTACAAGCCACAGGTAGAAGCTTGTGGGCTAATCAGGAAGAAGGTAGAGATGGGGCTATGGGAGAAGGAGTAGCTGTGGCGGCTTATCTACTTTTTGGGGGAGTTAAGAAGTTTTATAGTTACCAATCTGTTCTTAAAGTACCTTTAATCACAAACGCAGTAGAGAATAAAGCTTTTCAAGTTAAGTTAGGAATAGAAAGTCTCGCTAACATTGTACTATTTGGATACGGTAAGGGTATGTTGTTAAACCCTGACTTAACTGCCTTAAACAAAATAAAAGATTCTCTGTCAATAACCACTTCAGGAATAAGAACGATAGATGAATTTACAAAAAACGCTTTAAAACTTGATAAAGTTGAATCTGACATCCTAGTTAAGAACATGATGGAGTCTATTAAAGACATTCACACAATTACTAAGGATATACCTGAACAATTCCGAAAAGGAATACAAGATAAGCTTGTGTTAAGTTTAGCCGACTCAGCAGGCATAAGTGTTTTTCACGGATACGCCCAAGATTTAAAATTAAAAGACAATGCTTTTTCTAAAAAAGATATAAAAAACTTTCAAAGAAATGTTAGAAATTCTATAAAAACTCAGAAGTTTGGAGAAGAACGAATAGCAGCTTTAAGTGAAACTATTGATGGTTTAAAAGCAGACATTTTAAATATGGAGAACGTAGGGGGTGTTGCCCCAGAGGTGATATCAAGATTAAAAAAAATGGCTGGCATGTACGATTCAATTAACTTAAATGCTATAAGTCAATTTAAAAGAGAACAAGCAATAGAGGTTTCTAATATAGATAACTTTATAAGTGAACTTGAGAACTCCTCTAACGCAGACTTATTAACCTATTGGACTTCAGGGGCAGGACCTGAGAACATGCTAACTAAACTATTTGAGTTAAGAGCAAAGTCCGTAGCTTATTTAACAGGTAGTAAAACTACTTCTTCAGGTGAAGCTGATATACTTATAAAACAAGGGGATGTACAAAAGTCCGCTGCTAACCTTGTAAAAACTTTAACAGAATCTAATAGAAGATTAAAGTTAACTAGCAACCAAAGTAATTCTATAGACAATGCTAACAAGACTGTTCTTTCTTTAGCATCTATTATAGAATCTTCTTCGCAAGCCAAGATAATAAATGCTTACAGCCAAGTGGATAAAACAGAAACGATAGATTTTAGTAACACAGGCACTAAGATATTTGATTTGTTTGAAGCTTATTCTGTAGAAACAAAGATGAGTGTTACAGACTTAAGTAACCCTCGTATTAGTTCTGTATTAGGAGGTAGCACAGGGGGAAAGTTATTAGATAATTTAAATGGGGCAGCAGAAACAGGAATGTTAAGGTTGTTTAATGACCCTGAAATTATAAGCATAATAAATAAATCTGGGGGTACTGAATTTAAAAATGGTAATGAAGTTCTTGAGTCGTTTAGATTAGAAGCTAATAACAACGGTGCTATACGTAGACAGTATGGTTTAACTGACTCAGAAAGTATGACTAACTTTCAACTTTTAAGTTACTTGAAAAATAAAGAAGGTTTAGATTTTAACGCAGAAGATTTAAGTTTTGTAGCAAGCCCTCAGCAATTTGAGAATCTTCGACAAACAATGCAAGTGTATGCAAAAAATAAAAACCCAACAATAAAAGCTTTGGGAATACAGATTGTTAATTTAATGGATGAAGACTTTAGAGTTTGGGGTAATGCCACTAACGATGAAGCTTTTAACGGGGTGATAAATGCAAGGACTATAGCCAGACTTGAAAAACAAAGGTTTGATAAAAATACTGTAGGAGATCAAATATTAAGTTTGAGTGATGGTTCTCCTATCAAATTTATAGGCATGGATGGAAAAACAACAACTATAACTTCAAAAGATGCAACTAAGATTTTTGATCCCTTGATTAACGCCATTATAAATCCCAATGATAAATCGGCAATGTTTGTTGAAAATGAAATGAAAAGACTGGTTGCTACCTTTGCCTCGACTGCAACCACTCTCCCAGAGAACTTGTTAGTAAAAGTAAATGGTAGATATGTAGAGCCTACTGCTGATCAGTTAAGTTCTATGGTTAAGCCTGTGTTTGATTTAAGCAGTCCTGAAGGAGAAGCAGGGCTAAACGCATTATCCGAAATTTTACAATCCCTTATGTACAGCAAGTTTGTCTCGTCAAAAGGTCTTAGCAATGTGGCTGCCCAAATAAAAAAAGGGCAAGTTCCTAATTTAGAACAAACAAATTTGGGTGGTATAATAATAAAAGATAAGGGTCAGCTAAACGTACCTAAAGCTTTATCTTTACCTAGTGGTGGGGAATTTAAAAACTGGGATGAATACATTAGAAAAATGGAAGAACTTATAACGGTTAACGTTAAGATGCCAGACGGTGAAATTATTCCTATGCCAGCTTTTAATATTACAGACATGTTAAGATCAGAAGAACACATAACTAATGCCATAATGTCATCTAAGAAATTTGAAGACACTCACAAGGACTTTGTTAAATTAGTTAAAAACGAACAGGCTGTTAACCAAAACTCCACTGTTAAATTGTTTGAAGAAGAACGAATTAAAGCTTATGAAAATAGTAGGTTATACAAAGATAACATGACAGGTGATTCTTTTTACAACGATATTATAATGCAAGGTAATCCTAACTCAGTAGATAAATACGTAGATGATCTCAGTAGGCTAGTTGACGAAGGAAGAATGACGTTAGAACAAAAAGATAAAACACTACAATCTCTTGTGGCTGACGTATTAAGGTATGCAGGAGGAGAAGAGAAGAATGGTAGTATGTGGAAAAGTTACACAGGCAAGGAAATACCTATAAGTTCCTACGAGACTCCTGAAATACCTTTTGCTATTTTAACTGGGTTTGATGAAGTAAGTGAAACAGGAGTAAGAACTGCTTTGTCTTTTCAATCAGAAAAATTTAATAAGCTAATGGATTCAGCAGGAGTAACTTCTGTACAAAAAGAAGTTCTTGTAGCTATGTATAGGCACGGAACTAAGATGGATGCCCAGAGTGTTCTAAGACGAGCCAGTCAGAGTGGGGTAAGTGCTGTAGGTCCTAATCCGGGATTCACATTAAACAACACTTTGTCTAAAGCTTTTAACATAGCTAGGGGTATGGTCAGTAAAGAATACGTCATGGCAGAGATGGCTATAAGATACTCAGCAATGGCAGATGGTGCAATACTAAATACAATAATGAATGATGAGAGAGTTGCTTCAACTATCTTGAATCTTATGAACGACCCGACAAGAGTGTTAGAAGCAGACGCAGATTATTTTGTAAAAGCTATTATAAAAAACTCAGCTACTGCTTTAAGAAACACTTTACAGTTAGAACACGACACCCACTACAATGCCGAGAACTATTGGAAATCTAAAAATGTAGTGTACCCAACAACAGTAAAAGAACAAAGAGGAAATAGATAATGAAAACTTATTACAACGGACCACGTAAAGGCATGAATTATGGGGGTGGAGTATCCATGAGAAAACCTATGATGATGGGGGGAAGTGCAAAAGCACCTTCATATAACATGGGTGGGTTAGCCGAAAGCAACAGACAATCCAGTACAGGTCAAGCATCAATGATGAGTCCTATGGGTAGCATGACTGAGAAGAAGAAGTTCAGCATGGGTATGATGGCAGGAGGTAAGGTTAAGAAACCTAAAATGGCATCTTACAAAAGTGGTGGCTTAGTAGGCAACCAATCTAAATTGGATAAGAATAAAGACGGTAAAATATCTGGTAAAGACTTTAAGATAATGAAGTAGGCTTATCCCTAGCCCTCGATATCTTACGACCCTTAAAAAATACTATCGTGTTGATAGTGGTGTTTATTGTTATGGCTACAACTAACCACATCTCCCACCACTGTATCACAGATACCCACCTGACTTGTCCATTATCTCTTTAGCTTTGGACTCAAGAAACTTTATGAATTGGGTTACCTTTGTAGTTCCCTCGTACATTGGTAACCCCAAGTTCATAGTCTTCTCAAACTCATCGTGGTTTACTACATCGTAGAGTACTTCGACATTACCATCCCTAGTCAGGAACGCTTCAATCGAGAACAGTTTTGCTTTGACTTTTGATTTCATTGATCGGCTCTAAATTACTTATTGGTAAATTATAACAATCGGTTCTAAACGTAAAACCGTTGCTTGGGTCAACTTGACCTTTCTTGTATCTGGTAGCTTTATCGTAGTAATCTTTCTTAGGTATGCTACCTAGAATCCAAGCCTTACTGAGATCAGTCAGTATCCTCACGAACACATAACTGTCACAGTCCTGCTTAGTTCCATGAGATGCAACTGAGCAATCATAGTTTGGTTGTGGTCTAGTATTACACCGTTTGGTTTTTACATCAATTCGGTTTCCGTCTTTTACTAAATCATAATTAACTGTGTTCGCTTCAGTTGCCCCAATGGTATCAGCTACAATTATCTCGCCTATCGCACCTACTATATTGCTAGTGCCACCTGTAATACTTCCCTGCAGTATGCCAACAGAAGAAGCCTTTTCCCTCGCATGACGCATATAATCTTCGCTGATTGGTATCTCTATCATTAGCTTGAACTCAAGTCTACAACTTCGCAGGCATCTGCAGTACAAGCCAACTCACGAGAACCACTCGTATTGTCTTCCTTTTCATACAGTGAAAACTTATCCCAGTCAAGTGAAGCAGGTACACGACCCTTCCACTCCAGATAATCTTCAGACTCTATGTCTTGGTACGGTGCTTGTTGGTAGGTATGATCGGAGAATGGTAAGAACGATATGCCAGAAGCGATATCAAAATTATCATACAACCAAGTACCCACCTCCATCCATTCCTCTTCCTTCACAGAAATAGTCACAGACGGTTTGTGTTCACACCAGTTAAGTGCATAGATTTTCCACAACTCAAGTTGCTCTATTGCACTCATCTCAGTTCTAGTGATAGCACCACTAGGAGATTTCATAGGAAACGAGAAGACAGTAACACTATCAGGTTTTGTGATATCAGGCTCAAAGGGTATTCCCTCTTCCTTCATAAACTGTGTTAGTGGGTCTTTGTTATCACCACGTACAGTTCTGATATAAAACGGATTGTGTCTGGCATGAATACCTGATGCAGAGTCAGTCAACTGAGATACAGTACCACTTGGTTTTACACATGTGATAGCTGTGCTTCTTGGTATCCCTATCTTATCTGCATACTCCTTGTTTGTATCCACTGCTACTTGCTTCATTTCTTGTAGCCATATCTTAGAGTCAACGTGTCTAGCTAACACAGGATGATCCATGATCCCCGTGAGTGACACACCTAACAATCTTTCCTCTTCAGTGTTTGTTTTCCATATCTTTCGCAGGTACTTTAAATCTGTGAGAGTTGATTGGAATGTACCTAACATGGTAGCAATCCTAACCTTAGATCGTAGTTCCATTAGGTCATCAGTCTCTCTGACAACAACTTCAGATAGGTTACAGAATTGGTAAGGTCTGAGTATTATCTCACTGCAAGGATTAGTTCCCCACATGTGACCTGTTTGTCGTCTACCATTCTTAGCTACCTGATCATCTGCAGCCTGTCTATTAAACATACCTCGTTCACCTGACTTAGATTCATACAAAGCTAACCATTCTCTCATGTACGTTTCCATACTAGGCTTGCCCTTGTAAGATACAGAGTTGTTTGCTAAGGCTCTTTGTCCTTCATTCTCCCACCATTGACCAGTTTTAGCGTGTGCCATCTGATCATCATTAAGATTAGATAAGCTGATTAGAGCAGATCGTCTGACACCACCTACAACTACAACTTCTCCTACCTTACACATAAGGTCGTGACACTCAATAGGAAATAGCTTTCTTCCCTTAGCACTTTGAAACTTCTCTATGGTAAACTTAAATAAGTTAACGAGAGGATCAGCACCTGATGCACGACCACCCATAATTTTTAACTTTGCACCAGCAGGTCTAACCTTAGACACATCCCACGATGGTATCATACCTGAGTACAACAAAGCTACTAACTCTCTGTAGGCTTTTGCCCACCCTGCCTTACTATCTTCTACTGAAATCACAACGTCAGACTTCTGCATGTTCTCGCTGATGATAGGTAGCTTGTCTACGTTCTCACGTTCCACACTAAATCCCACACCAGTTCCACACATAAGTATGTACATAGCTTCATCAAATGATCTTGGACTATCAACTGGCAAATAGCTACAGTTATATCCACACGTGTTATCTCTTTCAAGGGCTTCCCCTGCAGTCATCATAGCTCTCATGGATGGCATAACTCTAAGACCTGTGATGTATTCTTCCATCATCTCTTTATCAACTTTGTCTAGCTTGTAGTTGTGCTTATCAAGTAAAGACTTCTCCATGAAGTTTACATATCTGCCAACTGTCTCGCCCCAGTTCTCTCTTCTTCCTTCTGCTTCTAACCAACGTGCATACCTAGACTTGTGTATGAACTCCTGATAAGAAGTTGGTAACATATTAGATGCCATCTTCGTCTTCTCCTACTGTCTCAATTAGTTTATTTAAATACCATTTTGCTTTTTCTAAATCTTCTACACCATTCTTGTATTTATACCTAGCTAAATACTTAAGGATGTTTCCTTGTAAGTAAGATTCAAAACCATCGCCAGTTATAGAAGCTATAATATCTATAGTCTCTATGCTTGACGCATTGTAGTGTGCAGGATGGTCAACCATACTACTTTCTTCTTCTTTTATTCTCTTTAACATGAACTCTTTATAACCTAACATTAATCTTTTCTGAAATCTACTTTAACAACATTCTCCGATGTGTCAAGTATTTCACCTAAGTCTTCATCAAAATCTATCTCTATCTCATCTGCATTAAAGTTAAACTCTATCTCAGTCTCACCACAACGAAACACTGTGTCTCCCTTTCGTCTTAGAAGAGCAAGCAATCCTTCGTACATGATTGACGCAACAGAATGATCCTCGTGGCAATCATATACTTTACCAGTGGTATCGTAAGTTACCATGTGGAACTTATCATCTTCTAGGTCAGACAAGACTATGTAGTACTTGTTCTTCTCTAGGAGCATACTTTGATCTGTGCTTTTCTTTTTCATTTCGTTAACCAATCTGCAGGGATTGTTTCATTCGCCCACTTGTAGTTGTGCTTGTCACACCAATCAGCGTAGGTAGTCTTGCTTCCTTTATATATTTTATTCTTTGCGTTCATAAACACCATGCGTATATCTAAGTCTTTGTGTTGTTGTTGCACAAGAACCATCTTAACCCTGTCAGCAGTGGTGAACTCCCCTTTAGCTTCTATGTAAATATCCGTCTCTGGTATGTAGAAGTCAGGGTTGTAAGTTCTTATCTTAGGAAGATACTTAAACTTATCCTTTTCGTATTCAAATTTAATTTTGTTGTTTGCAAGGTAGGTAGC